GGCTCCCATTCCTTGATCCCAACGGACTCAGCAGACGCCCCGCGGTTATCCACGACTGGCTATACGGCAGTGTGGAGGGGCGTGCTAGGGGCAAGCAGTTCGCGGATAGCTTTCTGAGAGATGCGCTATTGTCCGAGGGCGCGCGCCCATCCGTTGCTCAAACCTTTTACCTTGCGGTGCATTGGTTCGGGCAGTCCGGATGGGATCTCGATGGGCGCCAGCTAGCCGAGTTCGGGAAACACACCGGATAGCGGTCAACGTTCGAAAATTCGTTCGTTTCGAACATCGCTCGCGGTGCGGAATTCTTCGCCATCTTGGAGTACGAACGGTTTTGCAGTGCACCGCTGGCCCGCGGCGCCGCTGATTCGATAATCTATGCCGTCTACGGATACAACGGACTCCGTACGAGTCATCCGCCAGTTGTCAGGTTGTGTTCCGTTTCCGTTCCAATTCTTGAGGCGCCACACGAACCCGCGAGGGGCAGGTAACGCAACCCGCCGCCCATCCTCCAGAACGCGCACAATGCGCTCGTGATATCCGCCCTGCTTCATCGTTACGCTTTTTGCGAGTTTCATGCGGCGATCTCCAGTCGATGGGGCAGACTATACTGACCGTTCCGTCAGTTGTCAAGCGTTGCCCGCCGCTCGCGTTTCGTCATCCCACCCAACCTGGCGCGGTACCGGGCGCGCTCTGCGGCTCGTAAGCGTTCGGCGTGTCTAGCGTAGTACCGGTCTGCGGCCCGCTTACGCGCCTCGGGCGAGCCCCTGCCGCTACTCATTCCCATTTCCCATGACGGTAGGTCTCCTCGGCCGCGGGGGCTCGTATGGGCCAGGGGCGGCCCCAATCATCAACAGCCCACGGCTTGCCGGCGTTCACGATCGAGAGATACTCTGCGGTACTCCCGCGGCCCTCCTCGACTTCGCACACGATCTCGTCGTGCGTGTGCATCACGGGCAGGTAGATTCCCCCCTCGTCGAGCGTAACGAGCGAATCAGCTTGGAACTCGCGCGAGACTTTCGCTACAACATTCTGCGTCTCCACGCCGCCGTAGAGATACATTTTAATCCAACCTATGGGACCTTTTTGGGCGTTTGAATTCCACCCGTAATATGATAACTCCAACTCCCAAGGGCTCGCGTACTCACGCGCAGACGGTCGTAGTTCAGGCTGATGGTATACAAGGGGATCACCGTCACCAGGCGGCATGCAATAGAGTACGTCACCGTGGCACATAAACCGAACCCCTCGGTAGCCGTAACACACGCCACGGTGAAGGACTGCGGAGATAGCGGCACCCTCCAAGCCAAATAGCTCAGGCCGCTCTTCGTGGGTGAATTTGCCGCGTGTTTGACCTCCCCAAAATTCGGTGATGGCTGGCTGTTTCGCGCGTACGGCCAAAATGACGCGCTTAATATTTTCATCGCTACCTAATATGTCGTCTGCGCCAAAGCGCTTCCAACCGGATATCCACGCGCCGAAGTCAGCTGACAATACGGCCAGTTTGCCTAGCTGTCTATCGTCATGATGCTTCTTATGTTTCTCGCGGTACCCAATGTACTCCTCTACGGGCGTTCCTGTTATCTGGCTAGCCATCGCTTCGTAAATTTTCCCGTGCGTGTGGAAAACATCGAGACGCCATTTCTCGCCAGCTAACGCACTAGTGACAACCGCTTGTATAGCGTTGTAATCAGACGCAATGAGCCTAAAACCATTGCGTGCCACAACCAAGGACCTAAGACAATCCGCAATGCATTCGAGCGCATCACCATAGATAGACTCAACAAACTCAAGCGACCTACTCGCAATAACAGCCAGCGCATGTTCTATCTTCTCCGGTTTGTCTAACTTACCCTTCCACACGTTAGCCATCTGTACGCCCTGGCCATTCCACAGAAACGTATGTGCTGCTGCGTATGCGTATTGATGGCGTAGCCGACCGTCCGCACACACCTCTGCGCGCATCTTATATAGTTTTTTGACGCTGGCGAATGCAAGCTTCTGGCGTATCTGCAGCACACGGCTAATAGCGGGTGGTAGGGGGCTGCGTAAGTTTGTTAAAATATTTTCAACATAATCTTCGTCTAGGTTGCGAAGTTCTACTCCGTGCGCTTCATATGCCCATGCGAGTATCTTCGCTACTTCGTTGGCTGATGTGATGCGGTTGCCTGTGATGTTGCGTAGCTCACCCTCGTACTTGGCGAAAGCTTGCTCCATCACGCATATGCAGTCCTCCATCGCCTTGGTGTCTATCTGCATACCTCGCTCGTTGACACGATCCGAGGTTTGGGCAATGCGCAGCTCGCGCGGCGAGAGATCGGGTATGCGCGAGTTGAGCGCCATCTCAGACACAACGTCTTGTTTGTTGTATTTATAGAATTTGGCGAAATCTTCCGCGGCGGTCTGCGGCGTCCAACGTAGCGCGGGGTTAGGCTTCGTGGGGTTGCGAGGTGCAGTGAGCTTCCGTATCAACGTATCGCCTACGGCGTCCTTGTGTAAATGATCTTCCTTGCCAGGAATGAAAATTACTTTGCCGGCGTTGGACAACTTGCGCGGATATGCGCTCACCGCAGCTTTAGCCTGCGTGTCGCGACACTGCTCCATTTTCAGCTCTGGCCATCCCCACGTGGGTACGCAGTAACCGTTCCACACTTCCCACTCGAAGCCAATGACGTTCCAACCGCCGAGGAGCCCGCCATTCGCAACGTGTTCTAATAACGCCCATGGCTGGGCGTATAGCATCGTTTCGTAGCAACCGGCCCTAAGTTGTTCTGGCCATTTGCCTGTGTACCAACTGGGGGTCCAATGGCGCACTCCTAGCCCGTCTAACATGTCGTAAGCCAGCGAAAGTACTTCGAACGTCGGATGCCGCACGTAATTACGCACACCTACAACTGGCAAACCGCGGTTGGAATTTGCTATGCCTGGTAGACTAGCGAGTTTTACTGTTGGTGGTACCCACACTGGCTCGGGCGGAAGCGACACGAGCGGTAGTTTACGCTTACGTTGTTTCCATTCGAGATACCCTGGCACTTGCTCCCACACGTAGCCCGCCTCGCTAAATGTCTCGAAGTCGCACGAAGGCAGAATTGTGCTCCATCCATGGAGCGCCGGTACGCGTTGGTATTGCATCAACTCCGTCCGCCCATCGCCCCGCATGCCAATTCTGCCGCGTCCGTTAACCTAGATCAGAGAAGCAGACGGCATGCGGGGCGGGGACTCTGCTAGGCCATGTAGCCTTGTTGCTTCATCTGATCGTCTGTCCAACCCTGAGCCCGGAACTGCTCGTAACTCGCACCCGCGGCCTTGGCCGTCATATTATGCGCTGGGGGCGCGGCAGGCGGCGGTGCCGCAGGCGGAGGGGGCTGCAGGAATGACGGCGCGGGCGCCACGTACGTTGGCGTGGCGGCTTGAGCATTGGCGGAGGGCGGGACGCCGGGGCTAGAAGGGAATGGTGTCGGCGCACTCACCCCTGGCATTGGGGCCATCACACCAGCTGGGGGAGCATACCCCGCCGAGGGGGCAGTTGCGGCCTGGGGCGGGAGGGGGCCAGGGAATCCACCCGGAGCCGCCCCAGGCGTAGGGAACGACGGAGTCGGCCCAGTGTTGAGCGGCGGCGGAAACGATCCGAACGGTGCGGGAGCTGCGGCAGGCGCACCGCCACCCACGGCTGTGAGTCCAGCAGGTACGGCAGACGAGCCAAACCCTTGGATCGAGCGCGGATCAACGGCACCGCTGATCTCCTTGTCGATCGCCTTGAACATCACAAACTCGCCGTTGATGTAGATGCCTGGGTTGCCCGCAGATTCGTTTGTGTCGACGGTCGCGACAGTCTCCACGTGGAAGCCGCGTTTTACCGCGTTGGGTTCCGTGATAGGCCCGAAGCTCGTGTCGATGATCTTGGGCGGGTAAACGGACGAGCACGAGACGATCCAACAGCCCGCGAAACCTTCGGAACGCGCGTTGATACGACCCGCCTTGTTCGGGATGACCGAATCACCATCCTCAATTTTCCACGCGAAGTCAGGACGCTGCGCAGCGCTCATGCCCTGCGGGTACTGCGGGGATGCCATCTTGGGATCCATCGGCCATGCGGCGAAACCGAATTCCCATATCGATTTGCCCCACGGGGTTTGACTCCAGTGTTGCTCGCCTTGCTTCTTGATCGCGAGTGCGAAGAAGTAGGTAATTTTGGGTTGGCCAGCGAGCCTATGGCCCGCGGGGTAAACCCGCTTCTGCTTCGTTACGAAGTCAGTGTCTTGCGCTTTGTACAGATCGCCTTGAACGATCCGTGCCAGCGGGAAGTTAACTCGAATTCTCTCAACCATGTGTGCGGTTGCTCCTACTTGGAATGTCCAAAGACCTTGCGGAATTGGGTAGTGTCGTCGGGAATCAGTTTCGGTACACCGGGCGGCCGATGAGCATACAACTCAACGATACGCTTATCAATCCCTTTCTCGCGAATTGTGTTTGATGGTGTGATCAACTGTTGCGGCTTACGGATATCGGCTCCTATGAGATCGAATGTTGTTGCGAGTTGCTCCGCCGAGTAGCCATCTCGCCATTTCAACCGCCCCATCGTGGCGCCCATGCGCCAATAGGGGATCTGCAGCCCAGCGTTGATGCACGCCTGTGCGTGTGCCTGTAATCCAGCTTCCCGCCCCTCGAGCATTTTGATAGCCCATTTCACCAAGCGCAGTTCGACGCCGACAGCCTCGGGCGACATGATGTCAGGTTGAGCGGTGCCAACGTACCGCAGCACGTTTGCTGTAGTCTTACGGTATGCCGGGCACTGATGGCGCGCTTTACAGTCCACGCAGTGAGGGCCTGAGATCGTGCGCGGTGAATCGGAGAGCGCTTCATTGACTGCAGGAACAATCGTCTGTTGGGCAAACTGATACAAATCTCTCAATGTCAATGGACGCCCATTGCTTTCTCGCCATTCACGCACCGGCCCTTCGTGATGGTACGAGCGCGGCTGTACGATCGTGAGACACGCGGGAGTATCCCATGGGAGTTGTAACCGTGCCTGCACACCTAGTGTGTACGCGATGAGCTGCGGATTCTCAAACACCTCCACATGCCGGAAGCCGTATTTGTAGTCTACGGATTTTACCATACCTGTGATTTGGTAGCCCTCCGCAGCGATTCGTAAATCGTCTGTATTTGGACCAATCAACCGCCAGTAATCCGGTGTTCCCCAGCACTCGGGAATCACATGGCGCACGTCAACAGCATCCTCGTACCGGGCGTCACTGTGGAATTGTGCCTCTTCGGCGTACAACCTCGCACCATCGATCATATCGTCGTCTATCTCGAATACGCGGCCCGCGTGGGGAAGGTTATCCCCCACCTTGGGCTCCCACGAATGCGACGCAACGCCCAGCGCGATACGGTGCGCTACCTGACCCTCCAACTCCTCGTCAGTGTCAGGAGTGGGAGGTACTTGCTCTTGCATCCGCACCGATCCGGGGCAGGCTACCGTTAGGTGTAGGCTACTTGGAGCGATGCGTGCGTGTGTCTCAGCGGAGTGTGTCGCGGTATTCAATGCGCTCCTCCGTTATATACATTATGTGGTGGCCAGAGATGTCGCGCAGGGACCAACGTTGTTCTCCCACGCGTATTATTGATCGACCGTCCGCGAAGACGTACCATTCGATCACGATATGCCATCCAATGGGAGTCCGGCGATAAGCGTCTCGAAATCGCGATCGATGCCCGGCAACAGACCGTGATACTTCGGATCGGCCAACTCTGAGAAGTTGGGAGCACCATGCCGTTGGACAACCGGCGCGATTCGTCGCGGATCTAGCTTTTTGTCCGTGACTGCCTGAGTGAGCTTATCCATTAGGGCTCGGTAGGGATTGGCGGGTGCGTCGCTAGTAACAGCCCCAGCGGGGGCATTGACGGCGGACTGCCCAGGTATGGATGTAGAAACGAGCACAGGTGGGGGGCTGATCTGTGCAGACACCACGGATGCGGCGGAAATAGGCGGGACCGGGGGCAATGGCACGACACTGTTTCCTGCGGGGGGAAGCGGCACCATTGGCGGGGGCGGTGCTACGGGCAACGGGCCGGAACCAACCGGGAGCGGCGGAGGCATCGTGCCATAACCCGCACCTAGCTCTGGTAGCATTCCTGTGACGCGTCGCTTCGATGCCAACTCCTGTACGACGGCTTGCGCAAGTGCTGGATCTAGTCCTTTCTGAAGCTTCCACGTTCCATCTTTTTTCTTGGCTTTGCCTTTTTGGTGGATGCGCGCATCCCACGGTAGTCCGGTCTCGTCGTACTCAACCGGCGCAAGTGCGGCCGATGCCAACCCAACCGTGGGGGGTATCGGGGCCACCGTATTCGTAGAAGTACTCACCGCAGCCGACGCAGCGGCAATGTTCGCAACCGGACCCGTCGCAGTGGGCACAGGAGCAACCGGAACGGGCGGCGCCGGGGGAAAAGGCAGAACGTTGCTCGGCGGCGGGGGTAGCGGTGTGGGCGCGGTAGTTCCCACGGGAACTGGAGCCGGGGGCGCAAATTTCACATCGAGTGACGCACCCGTGGCGACGTGGCACGTGGTCTCACCATCGCTTACGGCTGGCACAGGAATATCCCCTGCGAGCATCAGGCAAAATGCGGCAGCTGCGCGGAGCTGCACAGTACCATCACGTTCGGAATCAATTTCAATTCGCATGGGTTTCCTCTTATGGGTTTGTGCGATAGGGGTTGACGGGAGCGGATGGTACGGTACACTGACCGCCACGTCAATAAGGGACATGCATGGGTTTATACGACTTCCAAGTAGCCGCTAAACTTCGCACATACGAAGAGTGGCACAAGCCTAACGTGTTCAACGTCATACTGAATGTTCCCACGGGTGGGGGTAAAACTGTCCTATTTTGCGATATCGTGCGCGAGTTCAACGCGCCTGCGTGCGTCATTGCGCACCGCCAAGAGCTGATCTCTCAAGCTTCACTCGCGCTTAATCGCGAAGGATTACAACATGACATTTTGGCGCCGAAAGACGTTAAACAACAGATCATCCGAGCCCATCACGACATTCATGGGACTAGCTATTATCGTGGCGGCAGCAGCGTTCGTGTTGCTGGCGTTAACAGCCTGGCACGTGATGCGGCTGTTGATCGTTGGCATTCTCAAGTTGGCATCGTGGTTCAAGATGAGGGCCATCACGTTCTGCGCCAAAATATGTGGGGCCGTGCAATGGCCCGATTTCCGAACGCTCGCGGCTTGTTTCCTACTGCTCACGCTGTGCGCGCTGACGGTCGCGGTTTGGGCCGCAGTGCTGATGGCTTGGCGGATGCTATTGTTATGGGACCTAACGCTAGGCATCTCATCCAACGTGGCTTTCTTACTGATTATCGGCTTTTTTGGCCATCTAGCGACATTGACTTTAGCAACGTCCCTGTTACTGCATCGGGCGATTACTCGCTGCCTAAGCTACGTGCGATTACGCATGGATCGAATCGTATTGTCGGAGATGTTGTTAGAAAGTACCTCGAACACGGAGAAGGTAAATTAGGTGTCACGTTTGCCGTTGATATTGAAGCAGCGGAAGAATTGGCCGCGGCGTACAACAAGGCGGGCGTGCCTGCGGAAGTCATTACGGCGGATACGCCAATTGGGATCCGCGCCCAACTCATGCGCCAATTTCGGTCCCGTGTTCTGCTTCAGCTCGTATCCGTGGATTGCTTGGGTGAGGGTGTTGACGTGCCTGCAATCGAGATCGTTAGCATGGTCCGCAAGACAGCCTCATTTCAGCTGTACGCACAACAATTTGGCCGCGCGTTACGAGTTATGGTCTCGGCTGAGCACGCATCTGCATGGAGTAGTTACACGGATGAACAGAGACTTGCTGCAATTGCTTGTTCTACGAAACCCAAAGCGATAGTCATAGACCACGTTGGAAATGCGAGTTTTCACGGATTGCCTGATATGCCTCGCGTTTATAGTTTGGATCGCGCGGAAACTCGCGCACGCGCAAAAGCGGGTCCTGAAGCTCTAAAAGCTTGTCCAGATTGTACCCGCCCATATGAGCGATTCCTATCTAATTGCCCATACTGCGGTTTTATGCCGGAACCACGAGCACGTTCAACTCCTGAGCAAGTTGAAGGGGATGTTATCGAGCTATCACCAGAAATACTTGCACAAATCCGCGGAGATATCGCAACAGTTGACGACCCTCCAAATTCCCACGGGTTAGGTGTTGTGGGGCGCTCCATACGCAAAAACCATCACGAGCGCCAGGCAGCGCAGCTCACCTTACGTAAGGCGATGGCGATATGGGGCGGCTGGCGTCTCCACGTGGGGGAATCAATCCGTGACGCGAACCGTAGATTTTGGTATCAATTCGGTGTAGATGTACTCACCGCGCAAACACTAGGCGTACGCGAAGCCAACGAGTTAGAAGCTCGTATCCGCGCCGATCTAACTACACACGATGTAAGGGTGCTAGCCGCATGACGACCGCAGATAAACCGTGTATGACTCTCGCAGCGTTGGCGAAAATCGCCGCACCAATCAACTCGGGTCCACGTCCGAATGCTGATGGATTAGTCAAGCTAATGGTGTTGATTGCGCAAGATGCCGCAACCATGGCCAATACGGGTCGTACCCTGGAAATGTTAGAAACCGATGCACGCGCAGTCATGTATCACATATTAGACGGCCATAATATATGACTATCGTCGAATGGGCACAACGTTGGAAACTCCCACCCGAGGCGCTCAAGGAGCTATGCGAAACGTGTCTCCACGTAGGGCCGCACCAGAACGGCGATTCTGAGAGTATTGTGCAAGCGGAGATCCGATTAGCAGCAGCCCGCACGGCGAAGTCGCGGTTGCAAACATTCCTGTGGAGAAATAACCGCGGAGCTGGCAAGCTCGCGAACGGCAATTTCTTGCGTTGGGGCCTGGCGAACGATTCGAAGGGGCTAGGTGACAGCGTCAAATCGGGCGATCTCATCGGTGGCGAGCAGATACAGATAACTCCTGACATGGTCGGAAGTGTTATCATGCGGTTTCTCAGCATAGAGGTTAAGCGTCGCGACTGGAAATTCGCCGCTACGGCCGAAGAGTTAGCCCAAGTCAAATGGGCAACAATTATCAATAGCCTCGGTGGCCGGGCTATCATAACGAACACAGACGGAAGTATCCAGAAATGACACGCAACGAAGCACTCCGCACACTCGAATTCCACGCTCGCACGTTGCAATTGGGCTGGATGCGCGAAGCGGTTGAGGCGCTCAAATACCCGGAGCGTACAGAACGCTCGAGCGCGAAAACCTACACCACATGGAAACTCGTGCTCGAATCGCTCGAGCTTCAAGACGGAGCGTCGTTCAACGTACGAGTGAAAGACGGTCTAACGGAAACATTTTGGCACGCATTGAGTGAATTGTTCCACACGACGCGCGAGCACGAAGAGCAGGCGAAGCGAATTGAGGAACGTAACGCTACGCTGTCCTCAAAGGATGAAAGCATTCAACACGCAGCGCTCGAAATGCTCCTGGGTGCTACTGCTGAGTACCGATCGACCTTCATGGCCGGCGTGAGGTTCGCACTAGCGAGAAACGCCGTCGAGACGACAGCAGTTGATCGCCTGTTAGACGAAATCGATGAGGTGGCCAATTTCCCTCCTGATGGGGCGGAAGTTGGGCGCAAGGTCCGCCTGCACAACATTCGCGACAAGATCGCCATATTTCGCAAACGCTCCGCAGTGGAACCGGCAGCGCCTCAGTGCCAACCGACGTTAACGGTCTGTCCAACATGCGGCAATGACATGAGGAAGTGCGTCGGGTTCATGCGGCAACCGGAGAAAGCCTCCGGTGTATCCATGGAGGCCTGCGGCTGCAGTAGGCGTGCAGATGGGTTCAAGATCTGGTGTGGCAAACACTGGGCCGAGCGGGATTCGAAGAACGGGGGAGCGGAGCATGGCTAAGAAATCGAAAGCACGACATCCAATCCAACCGCTGGAGCGCGACGCGCAAGGCGTGATTCGCTTCAAGCGAAATACCATTGTGGATTTCCTAGCTCGAGACCGACTCAATGATCTTGCGCGGATGGATTTCCCAAAAGAAGACTGGGAGCAACTCTACCAGCTTATCGGCTATAGCCATTCCGGAATCCCGAACGTCAGCGAAGAAATCTGGCAGTCGGCCGACGCAATGTACAAATCTGGCATCTCGGAACTAGAGGCTCGCTGCAATCACCTCCGCGATGAGTTAGATGCGCTCAAGGCCGGAATGCGCGAGCCCATAGCGCGCCTCTACGGCAAACATCCTGATGACCTGCTGTGAGCGAGACATGAAAGTTATCTACAAATACGCATTACCCGTGCTGGAGAAGTTCACTATCGACCTTCCGACCGAGGCCGACATCATCCGAGTCGATGACGTGGACGGCAAGTTCTGGCTGTGGGCGATCGTGGACAACGAGGCGCCCACCGAGCAGCGGTTCATCGAGTGCTACAAGACCGGCCAGCCGATCGAGACGGATCTCTCGGAATTGCGTTACCTCGGCTGCTGCAAGCTGTTCATCATGCAGGAGCTTTGCCTCTACATGTTTGAGAACGTGGCGAGGCGGCCGGCGTGAGGACCTACGGCGCCCTGCCCGCCGAGCTCGGCCACTACGACATCGACTGCCGCGAGTTCATGTTCTATCAGTACCTACCCGTGAAGCTCGCAGGCGTCACAGAGGTCGTGATGGAGCGCCGCCTGGATTGCTTCAGGCTGATCTTGGGCGCCATATGCTGCGACTACGTTGGATTCCGCGGGCTTAACGCCTTCGTCGATTCCTACGTTTACCTGACCGCCAAGCACATGGTGACAGCCCCGGGCGCGCCGATGAACCGGCCTGGCTGGCACTCGGATGGTTTCCTGACTAGCGACATCAACTATATCTGGTCAGACTGCTTTCCCACCGTGTTCAACTGTTCGAGCTTCTCGCTGACACTGGATGATGAAATCTCGCTCGATGAGATGAGCGCCCAGGCTGCTCCCTATGCGGACTGCTGTTATGGCGACGGCACGTTGTTGCGCCTGGATCAATTCTGCGTTCACCGAGTAGCTGACATTCCAGCGCCGCTGGTGCGCACCTTCCTGAAGGTATCCTTCAGCCTCGATCGCTATGACCTGATCGGTAACTCGCACAACTTCGAACTCAACTATGACTGGCCGATGCGGGAGAGAAAGCTCACCCGTAATGTGCCGCAACCCGTGGGCAAGTCATGACGCATACATGTCACTGGCTTGGATGCGGCAAAGCCGTTCCACCCGCAATGTGGGGTTGCAAGGCGCATTGGTTCGCGCTGCCGAAACATCTCCGCGATCGCATCTGGGCAACGTATCGACGTGGGCAGGAGATTACTAAGACACCGAGCCGCGAGTATCTCGATGCCGCACAAGCGGTTCGGCAGTGGATCCGCGATCGACAACAGGTGCAGCACACCCGTGATCTTCAAGCTAGCGAGGCTGTATCACTCGACAAGACTCTGGCTCGATCGCCGCGACGAGTTAGTGAGCCCCCTCCTGAGCCAACCTCACCCATAGATTTTGAGCGTACTTGACGCTCCCGTCATTTAACCGTAATCTCCGGAACATCATGCTCAAAGAAACAATACTTGGGGCCGCGGTAAATCTTGCACGCGAGTCAAGTTACCGCGATATCTCCCGGCGAGATGTAGCGCTCGCCGCGGAGTGTGCCAGTGGCACGGTGAACTATCATTTCGAGTCCATGGACCTATTACGCACTGCTGTCGTAGAGTATGCAGTCCAGCACGAGATTGTGGAAATCGTCGCGGACGCACTCGCTAATAAACACCCAACAGCGATTGCCGCCCCCGAAGCGTTACGTAGACGCGCAGCCCGTCAGTTGAGTGGCGTAGACCGTCTCTAATCGTTCGGGTCCGCTCGCACGCACGGACCGCTACAGCTTCGCGTAGATCACAATGCAGGATACCAGACTACTGGCCGCGCTCTCTACCTATCGCGGTTTCATTGTTTGGCGATTTGTCCAAAAACCTGACACGCCTAAGCCTGCCAAAGTCCCTATCTGGCCGCACACTGGTCAGCTCTGCAATTGGATGGATCCGGCCGCGTGGATGTTACCCAACGATGCGCTAGCCTGGGCTCGCCATCTCGGCCCGGAATTCGGCGTAGGGCTCGTGCTCACCCCTGACTGCGGGCTCATCGCCATAGACCTTGACAGTGCGCGTGACCCCTCGGGCGGATGGTATCCCCACGTGGCGGCATTCGAGTCGCAGTTCCGTGGGGCTTACCTCGAGACATCCATTAGCGGCCAAGGTAGGCATATCATCGCCCGCGTAACGTCAGCGCTCCTGCCGCAGCATGGCACGCGCAATGCTGACTTCCGCGCTGAGGCGTACTCTCGTGACCGGTTCATCGCGCTCACGGGTGCGGATGCCTCGGGCTCGCTTGAGGTGGACCATACGGCGACCGCTCAGCGGTTCCTAGCGATGTATTTTCCGCCCTCGGACTCGAGCCATGATGGCGAGTGGCGGGAGGGGCCTGTAGATGCCTGGCACGGCCCTGGCGACGATGAGGCGCTAATCCGACTCGCACGTCGGTCTGCGAGCCCGCGGGCGATTTGGGGCGGCCGGGCGGCGTTTGCCGACCTATGGGACCGCAACGACGATATCCTGAGTCGCGTATTCCCCCCGCAGACACCTGGCCAGCCGTACGACGGGTCGGCTGCGGACCAGGCTCTAGCCAATCATCTAGCGTTCTGGACTGGCAATGACTGCCCCCGGATGGAGCGGCTCATCAAAGCATCGGGACTGCAGCGCCCGAAGCACGATCGGCCGGACTATATGCGCCGCACGATTCTCGCAGCTTGCGCGAGTCAGCGAGAATGGTACAGTGGTGGCGCGGCGAAGGTAGGGTGTGAACCTGGCATGAGCCAGGCGGGCGGTACTGACTCACAAGAACCCCAACGCGTAGTGGCGGAGCGAAACGAGTCGGCCCCTACCTTAGCCGCAAGCATCGAATTGGTTGGAGCACCGCAGCCTTCACAAAATAGGCCGGTGCCAGTCGTAGCTGGAGCGGTGCTCCAACCTGGCGAACTTCCCGAGCCTGGTACCTATCTCAACATTCTTCTGGCAAAACAACATTTCGCAAGCTGCGTGTATGTGCAGGATGTGGATCGCATACAGGATGAGCGCGGCTATCTCTTGAGCAAGGAGCAATTCGACAACACACGCAAGAGCTGCATATGGCCTATGGAGCCTGATGGCTCGAAACCCTCCGCCTCCGCGTGGGAATCGTTCGTGGGTAACAAAATCCATCGGTTCCCTTCTGTGCGAGCCCAATATTTCGGGCCATGCGATCCGCGCGGGCACATACGTATCAACGAGGATGGCTCGCAGGAAATCAACTCGTACATCCCGCTTAACATCCGTAAGGTAGATGGCGATCCCACGCCATTCATACAGCACGTGCAACGATTGCTACCGTACGATTGGGAGCTGATGATTCATACACTCGCCGCACGCGTGCAATTCCAAGGCACCAAATTCATGTGGGCGCCGTTCCTGCAAGGTACGAAAGGCAATGGTAAAACGCTCCTCGCTAAAATTATCGAATATGCGGTAGGTAAACGATACGTGCACTGGCCCAAGGCGGACCAGCTCGATGAGAAATACAACTCGATGTTCGTCAACATCGTTCTAGCCATCATCGATGAGATGGAAAAATTTCCGCTCGAGATCGAGCCCGTGCTAAACGCTATAGTCACCGCTACACGCATGGAGATTCGTGCGATGCGCACTGATAAAGTCATGCGTGATGTATGTTTCAATACTATCTTCATAGGCAACGAGCAAACCTCACTGCGATGCGATCCGGACCAACGTCGCTATGCGCCGTTTTTCTGCGCTCAGCAACACAAAGCTGACTTGAAACGTGATGGTCTAACGCCTGAGTACTTCCGTTGGTTCCGCAATTGGTTGGAGAAAGAAGATGGCTTTGCAATATGCGCCAATTATCTGTCCTGCTTGCCGCTACCAGATTCCGCGAAACCTGATTTCTGTATACGTGCACCGGATACTACATCTACACTCGCCGCATATGGGGCGAGCCGAACCGCTGCAGAGCAAGAGATTGTCCACGCTATAGAGCAACACCGCGAAGGGTTCCGTAACGGTTGGATCTCCTCTCACGCGGTTGATATGGAATTCGCTCGCTCAGGCCGCTCGCGCTCTATGTCGTTGAACGCACGGCGTGGAGTTATAGAGGGGTTGGGCTACCGCACGCACCCGTCGTTACAGGATGGGCTGTGCACAGTGGCGATGCCCGATGGCAACAAACCACGCTTATATATTCACGAGTCACACCCATGGTGTGTACCAGGACTCAGTGTTGAGCAAGTTAGAATGGGTTACTTAGAGGCGCAGAAATGATCTATAGACTCATGCCCACGCGTCGGGGGAAACGTAAACCAACGCTCCGCCCTCCGCAGGTACCGCGATTAGAGCGGCAGCTACGGCGGCTTAAGGTACCTGCAGAGCTTAACCCTGTTCGACAAACAAAACCGTAGTGGCTCGAGCTGTGTGACGTTTGCGCATGCCTGCAGCAACGAGTTTGTTGCGTTCGCGGATGTTATCTGAGTGCATCCCGATCGAGACGTTACCCACTGCGTACGGTCCTCGGTCTCGGTGGCGCATCATGACAGCTCCACCAGCCCATGCCCCTCTAACATCCCATAGGCCGGATTCCTGCCAGATGCTCCACCACTGATCGAACGTCAGCAGGAACGAAACCCCCCGTCTGCGGGCATTCTGCCTATGCCGTTGGTATTGTCCCTTCGGCGTCTTTTCGTAACGCTTCTGATATTCCAACTGAAGCTCAACATTGCGGTTTCTTGCCATTGCTCTACACGAGAAATGTCGCTAGGAACATACCCACGGAAAGGATAAGCCCAACCCACAGCCCCACGCACTTCCAATCGATGGCATCCTCTTTGCGGCGTTTTGGCGGGTTTATCATCAGTTCCCATACGATATCATCATCCAATTGAGTAACTCCAGCTTCATTTACTGAGATGCAGCTTACAGTCTGGATCGGGCCGCATCCTTGCAGCCCGTCACAGATCTGTATTCATTTGTACGTTAAGTACGTCTCCCACAGTTTGCGTAACAGATTGTCTATTATGACAATCTCAGTATCCAACGAACGGTGAGCGTCCTTGAGCGTACCGTCATTGCCGGCGCGTATCTGCTCCTCCATCAGCATCAGATCCCTGTACATTTTATCTCGCACCGGCCGCAGATGCCGCAACGCGCAGTTGGTCTCGATCATCGTCACTGAGACGGTTTTAACCTCTTGCGGGTCCGGGCCGCCCCCGGCGCTCACGTAGCACCGCGATGCAGCTGGGGCACACCCACACGCGTGCGCTGTGGTCCTCGGTCAGCGATCGATCTCCTCGTCACCATCGTTGCTGCGGGCTCCTCCTCGACTTCGGGCTCGAGATCGTCGAGGGCCTTTTGGAATTCCGCCAGTAGCCTTTCGAGCGTGTGCCTGGCGTTATCGGGATTATCCCGCACTTGGCGCCTCACGGCCCGGAGCAATGCCCCTTCGGCTCGTGTGATTTGTCGTTGTACCTTGTCCGTGGGCTCCGGGGGCGCCACAGCGGCCCGCAGCGCCGTTTTCGTGGTATTGGCCGCCTCCAGGGTTCGCAGATCGCCGCCCGCCTCCACGTACCGCACAAGCGCATGCATGGCCGTTCGGGCGAATGCCGACCGGGCATTACGTTCGAGACTACGACGTCGTTGTTCATCGGCGGGCAGGTCCGGCTCGATCGCCACGTCTGGCGTTACGATGCCCCGGAGCACCGCGGCGTAGAACCGCTCATGGGCGCGGCCTAGCACGGCCAACTGTGCCTCGGTGTTGACACGAGCTGCAGCCCGACCGCGGGGGCGGCCTAGCTCTGCTTGGGCTGCAACGAGGAGCACGCGCAAATACGTTCCGTCTGCGCCTGATACGGCAACAGCGTTCGCATATCGGTCGTGGGCCAATGTCTCAACATCGGACTCGGTCGCAACCCAATGGCCCTTTTCTAGCTTAGCGTTTATAGTAGTCATGTTATGTCTCTAGCATGTTAAGCAACACAACGTTGCGAGTTGTATATTGCAAGGCCCATGCCAGCCCCTAAAATACTGACTAATACGTCAGTTCTACGCTGCTAAGGTGTGCTTAAGCTGGAAAAATTACAATCAAACTTACAACACAAATAAAAACCCCCAGCCACAAGCGCCAGGGGTTAACATAACGAACAGGTCTGTCAGCTTATATTTGCAAGGCGTATCCACGAGCGCGTTGGTTAAGCCAATCACACACTGCTTGCGCATCCTCAATCGTGTAGTTTTCACGATGTTTCCATTCTGTGCGTACCGTGTTGCGAAAATTCGGTCCGTAACCATGAAGCTTCACCCAACCCACATCGCGGGATTCCTGCATGTATGGGATCGGGCAATTACTCGGGGTGCGGATTACGCTAAACTTATCCATGCCATTAGCTCATATTCGCGAGGTTATACCCGCGAGCACGTTGGTTCAGCCAATCGCACACAATTTGTGCATCTTCGAACGTGTAGCTCGCGCGGTGTGCAGCCTCAGTGTGCAGTTCCGCGTAATCGAAACCGGGGCCGAACACGTGGTAACGGAGGTTTTTCTTGGCACGTACCGCGATTACGTTCCGCCCTGTAGCCGTACGTTTTTCAACAGCGTATATAATCATTGTATCAACTCCAAATCGTCCTTGGCCCACCAAAACGTCCAACCAGTTTCGAAACTGATGCGCATCAACCCCAGCTCCTCCTCGTCCCACCCGTGTGCTTCTTGCTCTGCGTTAGTCGGTGAGGGTTCTACGACAGCCTGCATTCCAACACATATGCCTTTTTCCTCGGCAATTTGCGGAACTCGGGTAATCACCACTCGATCGCCTGGCTTCATAGTGTCAGCTCCAGCTCAGCGTCAGTGGTTATGTGGACTCCGTCGAAGTCGGTCACATCGCCAGCCTTATGCGCAATGAATCGGAGATGACGCGCATACATGCGCAGCTCTGTGCCGCTATCCTCTACGATAACGCCAGGCAACATCGCGTTGAGACGACCGCGATCTACAAACACCTTGCGGATTCGTCCATAGGGTAGCGTGGCCATTGTGGGCCGTACCCATGGCACACTCACGGCTTGCGGGGGCATTTCGCAACCTGGCGCTCCGCAGAACGGAGTCCTTTTATCGGGTGTACATTTGCACATGTCTGATCCTGTGATGCTTTCTGAGCGCGCTCGAGCTTCCGCAGGAACGCAGATTTTGGAGTGAGCCGCGGTTGCGGGTCGCGGGTGAGGTAGCCATAGCGAAATCGTTTCATGGTGAGAAGAATACTAACACCCACACCGCGGCCAACGCCAACGAGTAGCGCGGCCGGATGTACGGATCCACCAAGAGCCCAATAACCGCGACGACTGCCAGCACGATTATTTTGGCGGGGCTCACGAGCGTATGCCCAGCTTCTCCGCCACTCTCGCCACGAGTGAGGCGCCATGAATCGCCTCGGCAACCTCCTGTGCGAAGTAAATCTGCGTGGCGGCGTGCAACCGCTGGTAGAACACCGCGTTGCGCATCTCCACGGGCCACATCTTCGCTACCTCGGGCATGGTCGCGGCGGTGTGGGTTTCGAGATCTGCGAGCGCGGCGAAAATCTTCTCTGTGTTCATAGCGTACTCCAGCGGCTACGGCGCAACGTGGCGCGGTGAGCCAAGACAGTGATGAGACCGGCCAACAGCCAGTTGGATTGGATCTGAGAGAGCTTCGTCACGTGCGTGATTCCTCGGCTAGCGCTGTGGGTTTCATAGGATGACCGTTGATGCTAACTACGCAGCCATTGGCGTACTCGCCATCTACACACATCCATGTGCCATCCGTAAATTCTACCGTCAATTCGCGGCACTGCGGTCCGCGCTCAGGGTACGAAACACGCGCGACGGTCTTCCCCAAGAGATCAGCGGCGTTCATCCGTTATACCCCGCAGTTTCCAGAAATTTCGCCCGATCGAAGTTACGATCCCAACGGGCGAAATGATCGGCCAGCATCCTGATGGATGTGTATACGCCGCAGTTGTACATATGAGCGTTGGGGTTGCCCGGCTCCTCCCGCAGCGCCAATTTAAGGTTGGCTGCGATGCTGACGTAGTCGCCTGTGGTCATGCTCACGTGCGTATCTCCTGCGTGGTTATTCGTATTACTTCGGCGCGGGCTGTCGTGGGGATGCCCAGGCCCGTCGCCACGCCTGGAACTGGCCTGCGAAACCAATCGCGCTCGTATCGCTCCGCCCCCACCATCAGACGGTGCGTGCGGGGAACGTTCTTCAGCGATGGCATTTTTGCTCTCATGGACGCGAATATACTGACCGCTCCGTCAGTTGTCAACGATTTTAATCGTCATCGCTAGGCTTCGGTAAATACGCCATCTCGATGAGCCATTTGCGCGCAGCGTTCTCTAGCGCTACGTCGAACATTTTTAGCTCGTGCAAGGCAGGCATTGCACCTAGCCGTAGCTTGGGCCGGTAAACGAACCTTGCGTTTACGCTATCGCCAAGATAGCTAGATACGGGGGCTGGCGGGCGTAGGCACTCTAAGCACGCACCCGTAGACACGTAGCGGTAAGAAATATGGCCATTAGCGCAAGGCTTGCCATCAAAATAGTGTTTACGGCCAGCAATCGATGCGTCATTGCGCGTACACACTACAGCCGTTGCAACGTCCAAAATTACGGTTCGTCTGCGCCCCATGTCGGTATCACCTTTCATTACGATATTTACAAGAGTAAGTAAACATTGTTACTAGCTAGTAGTCAATATATTAATATACTTATATATGTTTTCACCGAATTATAAAATGATATAGGGTCATACCCATCCCATTCTTGCACCTTGCAACGTGCGTTCTTGCAAGCTGTGGAAGCTGCTTCGTGGTAATCCGCGACTTACCGTAAGCGGTGAGTTACCGACCACGTCACTCAAGGGTTTGCTTAAGCATTGATTTATCACAGCCAAGATGGGTACTCTCTACGCATGAACGAACTCGCAACAGTTCCTGTGGGAACTTCCGTCGTCGCGCCCGACCAACCGTCGCGCGCGTTGGTCCGTGTGGAGAAAGCGCGCAATGCGTGCAACGCTGCAGAAGCTGCGTTTGCTGAGCACTGGGCAACATGTAACAACAAAGCGAAAGCCTACAGGCTAGCGATGGGCTACGGCATGAAGCCTAGCCAGGATGTGCGCGGCCATAAACCAAGCTCGATGCATTATGAGCGTGCGGCCGATTATTCCAATAGGCCCGTTGTGTTGGAGTATTTCAACGCGCTCAAGTCGCTCGCTGCTGAACGTGCGGTGATAGACGTCCAACGTATCCTCGAGCATGACCAGGCGATCGTGCTCGCGTGGGAACAAGGCGCCGCTAACGATCTAACACGTTATGTTTGGCTAAATTGCCGCTATTGCTGGGGCGCGGGTGGCGCGTATCAGTGGATAGATGACATAGAGTACGCGGCGGCAATGGCGAAATGGTTCGATGATATCGGACGCCTGAAACCGGAGGATACTCCGCCGCCGCAACCTGATGCATCGGGCGGCTATGGGTTCCAGGCTTGGAACGAGCCCAATGCAGACTGTCGTCATTGCAAAGGGCTTGGGGATCAGCGCTCGCTCGTTGCAGACACTACGCGGCTCGAGGGGCCGGCCGCGGTGCTATACCGCGGGATTAAGCAAACGCAGCATGGTATCGAAGTGCTCACCCACGACGCCGAGAAAGCCAAGGACCGGCTGCTTAAGGCGGCCGGCGTGTTTGGCGATTCAGCTAGCGACGTGGCGCGCGGCGCCGCAGCTGGGGCTGCTGCGGGGGCTGCAGCTGGGGCGGCAGTGGCGAGTCGATCCGCGGTAGCTGCGGAAACGATGAGTGACGATCAAGCTGCGCGGTTGTATTTGGAATTGGCTGGATAGCGTCGCGCCGTCAGTACAAGCCCTCTCGCCGTAAAATTCTCATTATGTTAAGCTCGCGCCCGTTCCCCTACCATGGTGGCCTATGTTTCGCAAGATATTGATTTCCGTTGCGCTACTGATCTCGGCGGCCCCCACGTGGGCAGCTACGCTTTACATCGAAGAATTCTCGCAGCCTCGAGTGGTTTACTACCAGGCCGCCAGCACTCCTGGCGTAGCCAAGCAGACCGTGGCGATCAGCGGCAGCTCTACGCAGTCCGCAGCGTTCAGCGGGTATACGGTACTCATTCGTGTGCACGCAGATTCGATCTGCAGCGTGGAGATTGGCGGCGCGAGCCCGACCGCTACGACCACGAGCATGCGCATGACGGCAGGACAGACTGAGTATTTCATTGTGAATCCCGGCGACAAGCTCGCCGTGATCTCGAACACGTAGCGTTATGTTGCAATTTTTGCTCGCGCTGGGGTTTCTCGCATCTCCAGGCACGCTAATCAATCCTCCAGTCGTTGCTGCGGCTGGCCCTCCACCCACGCATTACCTTATCACCAACGCCAGTAATCCCATCGTAACTGGCGCGGGCAACATCTTGGTGTATCAATGAAACATTTGTTGCGTTTGATTATGTTGTTGCCCGCATTGGCTTTCGGGCAGAACGTCACTATTCCGGCATTGCCGGGTGTGCCATCAGTTACGGACACTGATACGTTGCCATTGTATCAGTCGGGTTCGTGCGCTACACAGAATGGCACTTGTAATGTCACGCCCGTACAGATGACAACCTATTTCAATGGTCATCTGACTATCCCCATTTCCTCGGGGGTGAGTGGTCTTGGGACAGGAATGGCAACATTCCTCGCTACCCCTTCGAGCGCCAATCTCGCGGCGACTGTAACCAACGAGACCGGCTCAGGATTACTGGTATTTAGCACGTCCCCAACGTTGATTACTCCAGCATTGGGAACACCATCCGCCGCGGTGCTGACCAACGCTACAGGCTTGCCGATCTCTTCGGGTGTGAGCGGTCTTGGGACGGGAATGGCCACGTTTTTGGCTACCCCTACGAGCGCGAACCTCATTGCGACCGTTACTGATGAGACTGGCACGGGAGCGTTGGTATTTGGTACATCGCCAACGTTAGTAACGCCGGCCCTTGGCACGCCCTCGGCAGTTGTGCTTACCAACGCTACCGGCTTGCCTATCGCCACGGGAGTGAGTGGTCTTGGCACTGGAGTAGCGACGTTCCTGGGCACGCCCTCGAGCGCCAATCTTGCCGCTGCTATCACCGACGAGACTGGTACGGGTTTGGCGGTATTTGGTACTTCGCCTACGATTACCACCCCCACTATCAGCGGTAATCTAACGACCAACATTACCGGCATCACGTCTCAGTGTGTACACGCTAATACTGCAGGCGTGCTCAGCGGCACGGGAAGCGATTGCGGCAGTGGCGGATCCACAGCATTCAGCGCTTTGACTGGTAGCACAAACACTTCAGCGGCTATGGTTGTGGGAACAGGCGCAAGTCTTGCCACGTCGGGTAGCGGCACGATTGCCGCCACAAGTGCGCCCTTGTCCGGTGTCTCAGGACTAGGTACTGGTGTAGCGACGTTCCTGGGCACGCCCTCGAGCGCCAACCTCGCAGCAGCATTGACTGATGAAACGGGCACAGGAGCTGCGGTATTTGCTACGTCACCCACTCTAGTAACGCCCGTGCTGGGTACGCCTACGTCCGTGACGCTTACCAACGCCACGGGTTTGCCGATTTCTTCGGGGGTGAGTGGTCTTGGGGCTGGCGTAGCGACATTCCTGGGCACACCCTCGAGCGCCAATCTTGCTGCTGCGTTGACCGATGAGACCGGATCGGGTGCGGCTGTGTTTGGAACATCACCCTCGCTCACGAGCCCCACCATCGCAACGGGTGTAACGCTGTCATTTATCACGGGCTCTACGCAATGTTTGCACGTCAGCACATTGGGCGTAGTGAGTGGCACCGGTAGTGATTGCGGTTCGGGCGGCTCTACTGCGTTTAGTGCATTGACTGGTAGTACGAATACGACCGCAGCAATGGTCGTGGGAACGGGCGCAAGTCTTGCGGTTAGCGGTAGCGGAACGATTACGGCTACTGCGGCGCCAATATCGGGTGTTACCGGCATGGGCACAGGCGTTGGAACGTTTCTCGCAACGCCCTCGAGCGCAAATTTAGCTGCTGCGTTAACTGATGAGACGGGCACAGGCGCTGCAGTGTTTGCCACATCACCAACGTTGGTAACGCCCGTGTTGGGCACCCCAACATCAGCAACACTCACGAATGCCACTGGATTACCTATTTCCACGGGGGTGAGTGGTTTGGCCACTGGAGTGGCGACGTTCTTGGGTACGCCTACGTCCGCCAACTTAGCTGCTGCGCTGACAAACGAAACTGGCTCAGGCGCCGCAGTATTTGCTACGTCTCCGACGTTGGTTACACCTGTGCTGGGTACGCCAGCATCAGTGACGCTCACCAATGCTACGGGTTTGCCATTAGCTGGGCTCACATCGCAAGCAGCTAACACAGTGGTGTGTAATGCTACGGCCGGAAGCGCGTCACCTACCGCATGTAGTGCTGCGGCCACCATAGGCGTACTCAACTCAACAACAGCTAACGCGCAGACTGGCAGTACATATACGCCCGTATTAGGCGACGCCAACCTGTTCATTACCATGAACAACGCTTCGGCCAATACGTTCTGTATCCCGCCAAATTCATCTGTTGCGTATACCGTGGGAACTACGCTAACCGTTGAACAGATAGGCGCGGGGATAACTACGGTTGCTCCCGCTGGCGCCTCGGGTTGCGCTGGCACAGGCGTTACGGTTACATCGCTGCAGTTTGGTAGCTCCACGTCGCAGACATATGCATTGGCGGGTGCGTTTGACATTTTACAGATCCGTCAAACTGCCACTGATACGTGGCTTGTTACTGGCGTAGGGGCGGGGCGCACAACGCAAGCGGGTACGACTAATCTGGCTTCTACATCATTTGGTGGCGTTACCGGAAGCTTGCCAATTGGTAGCGTGAGCGGGTTGGGTACTGGCGTTGGAACATTCCTTGCGACACCCTCGAGCGCCAATCTTGCGGCTGCGTTGACCGATGAGACGGGTACAGGCGCGGCTGTGTTCGCTACATCACCAACGCTGGTAACGCCTGTTCTCGGCACGCCAACATCAGTGACGCTAACCAACGCTACGGGATTGCCGATTTCTACCGGCGTGAGTGGTCTTGGTTCCGGAGTGGCCACGTTCCTTGCGACACCCTCGAGTGCGAACCTGGCTGCTGCAATAACCAACGAAACCGGATCGGGTGCCGCAGTGTTTGCCACATCGCCAACGCTAGTGACGCCTGTTCTCGGCACGCCAACATCAGTGACACTCACCAACGCCACGGGTTTGCCGCTGAGCACTGGGATAACGGGAACACTGCCGTACGGAAACGGGGGTACGGGCACGACGGGCCTTACGAGCGTGTCCACCGCTACTAGCATTACTCCGAATTGTACGTTTGGTATGGCAAAAATCACGGCGAGCGCTACTGGTACGTTTACGGTGAATGCGCCTGGTACATGTACGCCGTTCGATGGGCAGAAGCTAACGTTGAAAGTAACTAGCCCATCCGGAGGCACTATCACGTATTCATGGAATGCAGCCTACCTTGCGAGCGCCACATTGGCCCTACCAACAACTTCGAACGCGGCAAGCAAAGAGGATTATTTCGCATTTCAGTGGGATGCGGATAAATCAGGCTGGGTATTTCTGGCGGCTAACCAAGGATTCTAGCCATGCTCAGGTTTAAGGAAACTTTATTGGGCTGCTTCGTCGCAGCCCTAACAATGTGCGCGACGCTGGCTATCGGGCCAGTTCACGCGCTAACGTTGGGGGCCTACGGGGGCGTAACCCCACAGACAGATGGTGTGACGATCTCGGGCGGCGTGGCCACCATCAACAAAGCCGCAGGAGGGTTCGGTACTAAGGCAACAGCGGCTCCGCTTTATTACAATAATTTCGATGGGTTGTCTGTTGGCGCGTTGCCATCCGCTACGGGACTAACCAACAGCATCGATGCCACTGTCGTTAACGTCCAAAACGACAGAGCGTTTACGGGCACGAAGTCGCTTAAAGGTGTATATCCAGCGAATACGGAGAGCTTCCCGGAAGTCTCCTATTTGCCGGCCGCTGGCACGACTTCAGAGATATACGTCAGCGGAATGATGTATTGGGCTGTTGCAAGCCCTCCGCAAACTGGCTCGCCTATTTTCAAATTAACCCGTATGGGCGTTGGCACGCTCTATCACGGTACGCCTCAACAATATCAAACAGTGCGACCATCCGCGGGGGTGTCTAACGGCGGCGATTGGGGGTACAACGACGGCGGCGGCGTTGTCGCGTGGCCGAGTTCGCTGTTTTACGGCTCGCCTAATAATCTACCGGGACCGCACAGCGATCAGTGGAATTTTATGGAGTGGGCACACGGGTTTTCCAATCCGTCTGGTGGCTCTACTGGCTATAGCGAGATGCGTAATGGTGGGGCAGACGAGATGCCCCCCACTACCATTGGCGGCCATTCTGCGTTCGTAAATCAGAATACTGGCGCTAACTTAACTACCGGTAACACCAATAACAGCGGCTCAAACGCGTTTTATAGTTGGGTTATACCGTTTTTTGATGGTATGTCCGCTCCTGGGGCGAACGCTACCTCTATGTGGATTGATGAACTCTACATAGATAACACTCGCAGTCGTGTAGTTCTCACAGATAACGCGGGCTACACCACATCCACCAAATTCATGATGCAACCGCCTACCGCATGGTCGGATATTCAGATTACGGCTACACTAAACTCCTCGGTGTTCAGTACCGGCTCTACGGGATACTTTCACGTGTTCAATAGCGCCGGTACCGAGGTTGCTGTTTATTCGGCTACGTTACCCTAGTGGAATTTATGACCATGAAGCTAATTTCATCCCTGATTGTCGGTCTGTTTCTCTGCGCCAATGCGTTTGCTGCTAACGTTTTTTCTAACAAGACGCTCGTAACCACTGCAGCTCACTCCGGTACTTCGGTTGCGGTAGATACCACGGGCACGAACTTCCTAGCCGTGGAAGTCGTGGTATTTGTTCCTCGCGTACCAACGTTGACCGATTCGCGAAGCAACACATGGACGGCTCACGCGCAGTCTCCAAAGACTGTCAATTCGGATGTTACGAGCTACGTGTTTTATGTGCTTAATCCACTAACCAACGCTTCGCACACATTCACTGTAACGTTGGATGGGGCGGCGACCGATACGTTCTCGTTTTACGTTGCGGGTAACAGTGGGCGCGCTACCTCATCGGCCATAGAGGGGGCTAACTACGCCGCAGATGCTAGCGCGGTCACGTCGCACGTAGGAGGCGCTACGGGCGCCATAACCGCGGGCGATGATGTGTTAGTATTTGCGTACGATGACAACGCTGCGGTCTCAGGATCGAGCATGACATGGACCGCGGGAAGCGGGCTCACTATGGCCGCGGGTGCGGTCAATGGTGATGGTCGATTTACGACTACGGGCGGCATAGAGCATGCAGACAATGTTGCGGGTACTAGCATATTAGGTAACTGGACAACGAGTGCGGCGACTATAGGCGGCTCGTATACTCTCGCCATCAAAGCGGCTGCGGCGCCATCATTCCCCGCTTCGCAGGGATTCTTCATCGGTAATTGACTTTTATGAATGCGGTGCTACAGGAGGCGGCCCCGTCCGAGACCGTCGTAGCGTTTGATTGGCGTAATCCACGCTATGCCCCGATATGGGCGCGGCGTATGCGCATGCTGGCCAAGCTGCGCGACCCGGAGCGCGGCCAACAATATTTCCACGCGATGATGCAATTCTATCGTGCGGGTAATATCGACTGCATGATTGACGATTGGGGCGTTACTGTGGACCCGCGTAATGCAGGCACCGTACGGCCTATCATGATGCCGTTTATTCTATTTCCACGGCAGCGCGACAATATCCGTTGGTTGTGGGGTAAGTTCAAGTCCCAAACTGACGGCATCGAAGTCAAATCGCGCGATTGCGGCGCTTCCTGGCTAGCCATGGCGTTTGCTATGTGTATGTGTCGTCTGTTCCATGATGTTAGCTTCGGCTTTGGTTCGCGCAAGGAGGATCTCGTTGATCGTAGCGGCGATCCCGATTGTTTGTTTTGGAAGGGGCGCACGTTCGTCAAGTATCTACCGCGCGAGATCCGCGGACCGTGGGATTGGAAGCGTAACAACGCTCACAAGCGCACATGGTTTGATGATACCAACAGCAATGCTACTGGTGAGGCAGGCGACGATATTGGCCGCGGCGGACGTAAGACAATGTACTTTGTGGATGAATTCGCGTTTGTTGAGCGGCCCAAGCTTGTAGATGCTGCGCTATCGGCAAACACCAATTGCCGCATAGAGATATCCTCAGTTAACGGCTTGGGCAACACGTTCGCGGAGCGCGCGCGTGGCGGCAAGATCGATAGGTTTGATTTCGATTATCACGACGATCCGCGCAAGTGCTACGTGGATACGGCTACGGGTGTAAAGACTCCGTACCCCGATTTTTCGGAGCGGCTCGCGAAGCTCGATCCCGTGGTGAAAGCTTCGGAGTACGACCGCGATTTCATGGCGTCCATTGAGGGCGTATTGATACCGCAGGAATGGGTGCAGGCTGCGATCGGTGCTGCGCAAAAACTTGGCATTACTTCTACGGGCGTGCGCCGGGTATCGTGGGATATCGCAGACGCGGGCAAGGATAAGAACACCAACATATTCCGCCACGGCATTGAGTTGGTCGATTGCGAGGAATGGCAAGGACAGGAAGCTCGCATGATGGATTCGGTACACCGAACTTTCGAGTTCATTGATCTCCACAAGGCTAGCGAGTTGTATTACGACAAGGATGGTATGGGCGCGCCCGCCTCGTCTATGCTCGCAGGGGTGCTAATGGATCGCGTTAAGCAAAACCCCAAGTATCGGCTGAGCGTGACGGGTTTCCGTGGTAGCGGCCCTGTGTTAGATCCCGAAAAGAAGACGCCTGGCACGGATCGAAAGAACGAAGACTATCTGGAGAATCAGAAAGCGCAAAGTTGGATGGCGTTACGCTGGCGATTCTGGATTACCTACAACGCTGTTACTGTGCCAGGTTACAAGTACGATCCTAGTGAAATTATCTCGTTGAATCCTAGAATGAAGTTCTTGACCAAGCTTACGGGCGAACTCTCGCAACCTACGCGCACGTGGTCTAAGACGGGTAAGCTTATGATCGATAAGACTCCTGATGATGTTGCTAGCCCTAACTTGGCTGATGGTTGCATGATGGCGTTTGCATACCAGCGGCCCGCTATGGTATTCAGTGACGAATTGTTAGAGTCACTGTGAGCCGGCGAGGGTATAATGTTGGTGGTACTGATGAAAACGGCCCGTTGTCATTTCTCACGCGCGAGCAGGATCGAGCGTTGCGTGCAAAAGCTTGGCGCCACGTGAGGCGTATAAACGCTGGGGTTGCCCGCCGCATTTGGCGCGCTCGTCGGGAGCGTTCGCCGTGATTTGCCCGCGGTGCTCCTATCTGAACAATAACGGGCCGCCCGTTCGCAAGGTGTGTATCGCTTGCAAAAATCGTCTAGTTCCCGTGGGAACTTCCCTGCAAACTCAGCTTGACATTAGAGCCAAGTATATGAGATTTTTGCACGATCCACTCGCGGCAACACGCAGTAGGATGGGGGCAAAAATACATGAGCCGCAGAAAACCTAGTTTGATTCACCGTGGTTATCTGTACGCTCAAGGACGCGAGCGTTATCCGCCCGCTACCAGTGGCCCCGATCCAGACTCACCGTCTGGTAGGCGCATGCGAGACGCCAAGATATGGCGGGATGGATATTTGGCATGTCAACGTGATGGCAAGCGCAAGACGTAAACCCAGGCGGATTCAGACCATACGAGCCATTGAGCCCAATCGTGGCGTGTCTGCCTGGTATTGGGAGCGGTTGTATGGTTTGATCCGAGATGCCCACACGGATCTAATACGCGAGTTGGAGCGACCCGCGGAGGTTGCGTTAGCTCAAGATGCTTCGTTAGCCAAACGCGAAGTGCGATACATAGAGCCTCGTTTGGTTCATCTAGCGTACGATTCTTACGGGCAAGCTACGAAATCGCGAGTTGATCCTGAGCAATGGGTTATAGCCGCAGACGCCGCCAGCCCAAACACGCGGTTGAATGCCGCACTCAAACGGTGGGGTGACAAATGGACGAAGAAGATAGACAAGGCGGCCAACAGCTTAGCGAAATCCTTCACCACAAAAAGTTTCCAGGCGACACAAGACGCATTCCGCGCAGCTTTGTCGCAAGCGAACTTCACGGTTCGGTTCAAACCGACCAAGGCGTCGCTGGAAGCGTTCCGGGCGACAGTGGCGGAGAACGTGGGGCTGATCAAATCGATACAGCAACAGTACCACACCAAGATCCAGGGTGACGTATGGCGCGCCGTTACGCGTGGCAGCGACTTGTCCACACTCTCGAAGAATCTGCGTCAGACTTACGGCGTCACTACACGCCGCGCAGCTTTGATCTCGCGCGATCAAAACGCGAAAGCCAAAGCGACGATAGAGAACACTCGCCGTCAAGAGCTGGGAATTTCCCAGGCAATATGGCAACATTCGAGCGCTGGGAGGGAACCCCGCCCCTCGCACATAGCTATGAATGGTAAAGTGTTCGATCTCGCCAAAGGCATGTGGGATCCAGATGAGGGGGAATGGATTCTGCCGGGGCAGCTGATCAATTGCCGGTGCACGAGTCGGGCTATCATTCCGGGGCTAGACAGGTCCTGATTTGCCATAATATGGCCCCGCCCGTATTATCGGGCGATGCGTATCCTAGCCAAGCTCCGCGCTCTGGTAGCGCGATTCCGGCATAAGCCGACCCGTAGTACTGCTGCAGACGGTTCAAAGCCGGGGGATGCTGTAGCAGGCTCAACCCCCGCGATAGCATGGTCTCAGATTCTAGCTCGTCTCAACGAGCCCGTGGAACCCCCTCCGCGACCGCTCCAATTGCCGGATATCCTGCCTGGCGTGCGACCGGCCAAGATGCCCACGAAGGAAACTGGGCTTGCTCTGGCCATGGACAGCGGCTATGAGGAACCCATGGCGATGGATAATGCCATGCCGCCCGCCGCGTGGGGGTTCGCGGGTAACGGCGCACTCGGGCCGGGCTTGGCATTCCTGGGTTTTCCCTACTTGGCCGAACTCGCGCAGATCACAGAATATCGCACCCCTGCGGAGTCGCTCTCTACCGAGATGACGCGCACGTGGGTGAAGCTCGTCAGCAAGGACAAGAAAAAGGATCTTAGTGAGAAGATCAAAGCGATAGAGGATCGGCTCGAGGCGCTCAAGATACGTGATCTATTTCGCGAAGCTGCGTTAAAAACGGAGCAGTTTGGCCGGGCACATATCTACGTGTCTGTACAGGGCCAGGACGATGACCGCACTCGACAGCTGCCTCTGACTACTATCGAAAAGGGATCGCTGTTGGGGTTTACGTGTATCGAGCCCTACTGGCTAACACCCTACTCTTGGAACGCCACACACCCCGAACGGCCCGATTTCTACCAACCTCAATCATGGTTTGTGTTAGGGCGCAAGACTCACACTACGCGTTTGCTTACTTTCATTTTCCGCGAAGTGCCGGATTTGTTGAAACCGGCATATGACTTCGCCGGTATCAGCATTACTCAGCTGATGATGCCATATGTTAACCGTTGGCTACGTACGGCCAAGAGCGTCAATGATCTCATCAACATATTCTCGATCGTCACGCTCGCTACGGACATGCAAGCGTTGTTGCAA